ATGGTAGGACGATTTACAATTCTCGCTACAACGCCTTCGCGGATATGAGTCTTACCAATAGGATCGGGACCATCAAAATACTGCTCCACCTTACGCAGAACATATTCGCCAGGAGAGATAACATGAGCGTCCGCGATACCATCCTTATCAACATCTACACCCATGTCCGGAATCATAAACTTCTCAAATACCGGCACATACTTTACGCCCATCTGGTCGCAACGCAGACGCATCTGTTCGGGAGACATTTCAACAACATCGCCTTCGTCATTAGACATAGTCATACGATAAATATAAACTTCGCACTTGGGAGGAAGAATACCATCATCGCCAGGTTCATCGGCCGGAACAGTATAACGCACCTCTTCCCAACGACCCTGAGGGTCGCAACCATAAGAGAATACAGTTTCTTCACCATACATCTTAGAGAACTCTTTATCCTTAATCTTAGAGTTCTTCACAGATGCCATAATAGGAGTATTTTCATTTACGAAACCAACAATCTCGTAATAAACAGTCTCGCCCTTATGAAGCTTACCTTCAAACTTCTTAGCCATTTCAAGGCGGAACTGATTATCATCATAGAAACCACCATCGTGCTTTTCATCAAGCACAACACGACGAGTGCCAGTCACATAGCCATATTCATAAATAGGCTTACCATCGTGATGAAGTTCAGGAATGGGCCGCTTCAATAGACGAGCAGAAATCTTACGAATAATGTTGCCTGCGGTGCAACCAAAAGAGTCAGCATAGCCTTTAATAAGCGGCAAGTAGCCAGTGCGGCCAGAGGTGCCATGCATCTTCAAAGTAAGTTCAACTACATCACCCGCACGGAAATCATTTAAATGATAAGCCAACTGCTCGGTATCTACGTGCTGTGCGAAGGTAGGGGCAAAATTTACCTTGGTCTTGCGGCCCCTGGAGCCACCATGCCATTCTCCGCGATTCTTAACCTTAGGAATATACTTCTTACAAATCTCTACACCATTCAAAATAGTAATGGTGTCGCCTTCCTTTAGGTCAGAAATAGTAGTAAAGTTCGCCAGAGAAGTAAGCGGCAAGAACAGACCATCAGACTTTTCGCCGCGAAGCTTCATAGCCTTGATGTTTCGCTTATCAGGGTCAAGATAACCACCAGCGGGATTACCATTTTCGTCCTTACGACGAACAAGGTCGTTGGCGGCGCAGAACTCTTCGGATAGCTGCAAATCACAAGGAAAGTAGACACCCAACTGATTTTCAACATAATCTAAAGATACAATTACAGTATTACCAAAACAATCCGCAAGAAGCAGACGGTCAGCATTAGAATGCTTACGCACATTCTTTAGACGAGTAATATAACCACAATATGCCATAATTCTTATTCCTTTCTTTTATTCAATTCCTACAATTTGAGGAACATTAAAATAAATAACTTTATAGTTATTATGCGTGAGAGTCACATCTTGAGGTCTTATAATAAAGCCATCTTGCCAATTACGATACCAAAGATAATCATTTAATATTTGATATAAATCATTCTCACAACTAAAATACGGGCCACCACTATCGCCGCCATTTGCGATAGAATAAGCAATGACTTTATTTAAAAGTTCAATTTCTTCTAAGGATGCAGTATCTTTAGTAAAAGTTTTAATCTGCATCTGGCATCCTCTCCATTATTGTAAAAATCTTACCATCTTGTTCCAAAACTTCATATCTATCATAAAACTCATTAAGGCTAACTGTATCGCCAATAACAACCTTATAAGTTGGAGCTGTATCGGCATATTTCTCAATACTAAAGCCGCATATAGCTCCAAAAAATGGCGTCCAAAGGATAAACATTATAATAAAAAGACCTAGACTGTCTTCACTCAAACCAATAAAAAACGCCGCAATTAACCCAATTAATACTCCACCAATGATCGCGGCGGTCCAATTAAATACTGGATTAACGCCAATTTCTCCAATAGAAAGAATCTCAATACCTTCCATCATACTTCCTTAACCTCACTAATATAAACATCCACAACTTTCGCGGCAACACTCATATCCATGTGGCCGCGGAAATTCGTATTAAGGAACTTCATAAGATTTTTCTTATCAACAGGGCCTTCATACTCATCTCGTAGAATTTCCGCAATACGATTAGGATTACTAATAAGTGCAGGAGCAAACTCATTAATAATTTCAAGTTCGGCTTTATACTTTTCCAGTAGGTCAGCACGAGAAGCGGGGCAAGTATCTACCTGTTCCTTTACAGACTTCTGAATCTTAATAAGTTCGGTATTTACAAACTTTTCATCAATATTGTCGCGACAACCCTTATCAATTGCCGCCTTTTTAATGGCAGCGATATAGCCAGAAATTGCGGTCTTACGGTTTTTATTGCCGCTCTTCATTGCGGTAATCATTTCGGACTGGAGAGTTTCAATAGTCATTTTATTTTACTTCCTTTCTTTAGTCGTATTCATATTTCCACCACGAATCATTAATGTCGGTTTCTTCGATATGAATATTAGTATAATCTTTATACTCAGGATTAATTTGATATTGTTTTAGACAATCATTTGCGTATGCTTTACTTACGCCACAAACGGCAATAAGACAATTTTGATATTGTGTAGTATTGCCTACAATGATATATTCTTTCACTTTATTTCTCCCACTTTATTACCATAATGAAAGACAAAGCTAAAGCGTGCACACTACCAATAATAAATGGGAACCAGTTATCGGGGTTTTGAGAGAAAATACTAAAACTATAAGTAGCCATGAAAAACAGATAACACAATGAAGCCGTCTTTTGGATTCGGTCACAAATTTTATCAAACTTACTCATAATCTCGTTCTTCCTCTCGTTTCTTATGCTTAGGCCGCTTATATTTCTTACTTTCGTGGATACGAGTATAAGGCTTTATGTCGCCCCAATCATTACGCATAGATTGAATAATTTCAATATTAGTTTTGGGCTTTTTATTAGCCATTACTGCGCACCCGCCTCTCTTATAGTAGTAATCCAATTATTAATTACATTAGCAACATCTTGCCAAAAATTACCAGTTTGCATATCTGTATAAATACTGGGATAAATAGTAGAAACAACTATTAAAGTCAAGAGAATCCCCATTAAAATACCAATAATATATTTACTCATTTTTTTACTCCTTATTACAATATGGTGAGAAGAATAGGATTCGAACCTATAAAACCGCTTACTCCGACTTTGCGGCGCGTATACCATTTTCGCCATCTTCCCTTGTCCGGGAACGTTGCCCGGGTCGGCCGCATTTTATGGGTTGGCTTCCCGTATCTTATGTATATATTATACATTAGATTTTTTAAATTGTCAAACTTTTAGAAGAAAACCAATAAATAAAAGGAACATCATAAACAACACAGAATTCAATATGCGGCAGTTTTACAGGAATAGCTCTATACTGTGAAAATCTATATCCCATTTTAAATAGTTCATCATCTAAAACATTTTCAACAAAGTCCAATTCTTCAAAGGTCGTGCCTTTGATGTAATATTGAGTCATATCTGAGTTAAATGAACCTTTCATCGTTAGGCTACTTCCTTTCTCATTTACTATAAATATTATATACTATAATTTTCAAAATGTCAATTTTAAACCCGATAGGAAACCTATCGGGTTATATATTAGTGAATTACGGCATAACGCTCATTATTCAAAGCTTCGAACATCAAATCATAGCCAGTTTTACCAGTAAGAATAGTCTGGAAAATAGAGGGACTAAAGCCACTTACATAAGAAATCAAGCCCTCACCAATCATAGGAATATTATCATTACGAGCATCACAATTCCAATATACAATATGAGGCATCTTATAACCGTGCTGTGCCCACTTATGAGCAACGCCTTCCATTACGGTTTCAACATTATTACGATTAAGATTATAGGAAGGAGCAGGCGCGGCATTACGATACCAACTATAGATATCGGAAGAATGTGCGGCCGCATCAAATTCCATATCAGAAATAATCACAACGTTCTGAGGAATTTCTTCCTGAGAACAATTATTCTGAATGGCAGTATCCAGCAATAAGTCAAATACAGCCTCGATGTTGGTATTATCAACAAGATTAGTATCATAAATGCGACGAACCTTGTCAACAAAATCCACACCCTTAGTTTCAATCAACTGAGGACGAGATGCAAAAGAGATATAATGGTTCGCAAAAGGACCACCCGCACGTTCCGCGCAGTAAAGAGACAGAGAAATTGCCACGTTAATGGGAGTTCCTGACATACTGCCGCTGGTGTCGCAAACACAAATACCGTTAAAATTCGCATCCTTTACCCAATTAGGCAGATTTTCCCAATACTTATTAACCATCAGACGGTCAGTATTATCCATCAAACTATAGCGGCACCGAAGGGCCTTTTCTACAACTTCATAAGGATACAGAGCGCCCGCATTTACCTTAGTAGTCTTATCCTGCGCAAAAGCCTTATACTTTTCCTTGATAATATCGTGACGAGCAAAGGCATTCTTGTAAATTAGACCTGCCTTAGAAGGAATCTTGTCGAACTCAATCTCGTCCCACTTACCGGCAGACATCAGACGCTCAAGAACATTGATGCGCTTACGTAGAACAGACAGGGCCTTACGGTATTCCTTATGAGACAGACCAATATACTTACGAGTAATTTCCGCAAGACGCTTGGTTTCCTTTGAAGAGGCATTTTCGCTCTTCATCCACTTTGCAAGCAGAGAAGGAGTCTCGCAAGACAGGTCAAGAATGAATTGCTTTTTAATAATTTCCAGAGCTTCAGCAGACAGAGGGGTATCAATAAAGGTATAAAGGTCATCCCAACGACCAAATTCTGCAATATATTTCATATTACGCTCTGCGGCGGCAGCATCATTCTTTGCAAGCCAATTCATACAAACGCGGAAGAAGCGTCTTTCTCCTTGCACTTGAAAAGCTATTTTCATAGCTCCGCAGACTATCTCTTCACCCTATTCTATATAGGGGCTCTCCACTTCATTCGGTGCTAATCTCCGAATTACAATTAGTCGTTACACTTTCAATAAATTTCCAACGGAAACCGTAAGCAATTTTATCGGCTCGTGCGGCTTTGCTAAGCCAGCCATGAGAAACGCTTAATGCTTTTTCTGCTGCTTTTACTCCGTCAAATACTTGAATTACTTCATAGGTATCTTTGTTTAACTGAGCTATAGCTTGGCATTTTGATTTAGAACGAATTTTCTAAATAGTTTCTTCTGTGTGATGCTTCCCATAAAAGGGATTATTTTCGCCACGAAACATATCTGGATGTTCTGCATAAAAACGTTTATTGCTTTCAGTTACTTTCTATCTATATTCATCATTTTGCCATAATTGTTTAGTTCTTTCACGAACTACTTCTCTAACCTCGGGATGTTCTTGGAAGAATTGTTTATTACTAATACTGCGTTTTTTACGCTCTTCCTAAGCTTGAGGACGAGAAAAACCTGGCGTTCCTTCGCCGCCTTCAGTAATATTATAGCCATTAGGTTGCTGCGAATTATATTCTTGTATCCAATACTATTCGCGTATAGGCATTAACTCATTTTCTACTTCTTCAATGACAGTAAAAGTGAAATTATCCACTCCATACTTTGCCATAGCCTTATGTAGCAAAGATTTATCATTTTCTTTTAAGTGACGAGCTAAATACCTGTGCTGGCTAAATCTATCACTCGGGCGAGCCTTTTTAGTTAAACCAATATAGATTTTATTATTAATTGAATTTTCAATCTTATAAATGAATCCCATTTTAGAATTCACCCCCTTCACCTTAAAGGTGAAAGAATGGGATTATTTAGATAGAAAATTTTTCTGTTGGATAAAATGTTGCTTAGCACGGTAT